TTTTTATGATTAATACTCAAACTGGAAACGACTTGTTAATCCGGCCTTATCCAGATCATGGATCGGGAGGATCAATTTGCTTTCCTTCACTTCATACGCCTGCATCAAGAGAGTGCAGAGAACAGCGCCATCGTCTTCAACTTTCTTTGCGTCGAAGAGAACGAAGTTTGCAGTATGCTTCTTCTTTGTGCCTCCTACTGCTGTGGCTTCAAAAAGAACAGTGTCTTTCTCAATATCAGTACCGAAAGCGGCTTTGATAGTCAGAACGTCGTAGTTTTCGTTTGATTTGTCGATAGCGGAAACCTCTGTACCTTTAGTGCCGTTCCCAATGAACATACCAACATAAGCCAGCGATTTTTTTGCGATTTTGATAGATAAAGCATCTGCTCCATTAGCATAAGCTTCCACAACTTTCACGTTGCGGACGGGAACAAGTGTGCGCTTTACCAAATCAGCCTGAACCGGGGTGAACACAGGTAAGAAAGATCCTACCACCAGATTGGTAATATCCAACTTCCACGGGCCGCTCTTTCTGACACCGG